CGGAAAGTTCTCACTGTCGGCGAGAACACTGCTGTTGCGGCCAGGTGGATTAACAAACGTGTCAAGCGTTTCGAGAGGAGGGAGGAGAGTGCTCGTTTGGTGAATGATTTTATTCTTTGTTTGGAGGAAATGCGGGGCAGCGACGAGTATTCGACGGAATGGGAGTGTGCTCTGTCTGATGCCAGGGATAGGTTGAGGGATCTGTGCGCTTTGGTGGGCGTGCCGGCAGAACAGGTGATCGGCTTCGATATTTAAACTCCATGCCCCTCCAACGATAAATAGTAGTATCCATCACAATATTTGGGAAGAGAGAAACATTACTATGGCTACAGTTTTCGGAACGGTCGTCGCTCAGGCGGTCCGTGAGTGGAATAATGACGGGCGCCGCCACGAGTTCAACGTGCATGCGCCTGCCCGCAAGATTTACAACGGCGGCGGGATTATTACTATCGGCAGCACGTGTCGTATCGTGGTCGCCGGTAACACTGTGAGGGCAAGGTCTATTAAGCGGAAGAGTACCGCGATTTCTCTGGAGAATGTTGGTGAGTTCGTCCACCGCGCTTTGGCGGTTGCGGCGAACCGCGGTAAGGCGGCCGGCAATGAGTGACGCTGCTGTTGATAGGGCGGTGTTCGCTTTTCTTGCCAGTTGTGTCGGCGATTTCGTCAAGTGGCCACAGTGTAAGTCTGTTAACTTGTGGTGCGACAATATTGACGGCCGTCTTTCCAAGGTTCATTTCGAAGTAAGGGCCACGAACCCTGTCGATAGGAGCGGTTTCAGAATTATTGTGAAGAATGACGATGTGTGGAGAGTTCGTGTTTTTCAAATAGCGAATCATGTTCTCCGGAATGAGAGCGCCGCCGATAGGAGCAGTATTGTCGACGCCGTGAATCATTTCGCCTCGTTGACCGGCATGGTGGAAGGGCAGGAATCGTGATTGACGATGAGCTGCGGCCGGCCGTGATTGAGTTCGTGGCGGAAATGCTCAATGACCCTCATTGTGAGTCCATTCTGTTAGACTTCGGCGAGGACGCCATGGTGGACAGTGACCTGCCCGTCCTCTACCTGGACATTGTCGGGAAACAATACGGGTGCACTCTCTCTATTGTGGGGGAGGAGTATTCGGCGAGTATTCGAGATTGCGACACGAACGAAACAATAACAACAATGAAGGGAAGGGAGTTGGCATGGGAGCTTCAGGAGCTGTTCAACGAAATCAAGACAAAACTATGGGAGGACAAATGATCAAGCTATTCGATTGGGAATTTCTGAAGCATGTCACTGAGACGTGCAAGAATTACGCTAGTAAGGGTGGGGCCGATCCGCTTGGCCTGGAGGTGAGCGCCTGGAATAACAGTATCCATATTGTTGTCGCATCGTTGGGGCATAGGTTTGTTTTCGAGGCTGATATTGTGCGCGGCTATAAGGCGACAGTTTTCGAACATTCGAACAACTATCGGGCCCCCTTGTTCGACGTCGGCTATACTTTCGATGGTGATGAGATTCTTGATGCTTTCAATAGTTTTCTTGTCGACGTGGGGGTGGAAAACAATTGAGCGTTGAGAAGATTGCGGATTACGAGTTCCAGTCCCCGATTGGACAAGTGCGCAATGATTGGTTCGCTGACAGGGTTATTGATTATTTGCAGTCGAAGTCGCCGGAGACGCCTCCTCGTTTTTTGTGGACGACTTTTCTGACGATGGTGTCTGCCCCGTTGTCTGCGAGGACTCATTTGTCTGCGAGCGCCCAGGGGACGGTGCCGTTGACTTTGTACTCGCACTGCCTTGGGGCGTCTACCTTGTCGAGGAAGACGACGGCACAGTCTTTGGTTCGCGGTTTTTTCGATGACTGTGTGGGCGCGTTTCGTTGGGATTCGTCTCAATTGTTGGCAGCCGTGCAGGAGATTGATTCAGCACTCCACATGCTGCATCGTCGCTTGGAATCTCTAGAAAAGAGGAGCGGGCGTGTCGATATTGACGAGTACCGGACAGAGCGGGATGATATCAATAATCGCATCACCGAGTTCGAGGCCGATCGTAAGGATTTGCTGAACAGTATCGACAATAGCCCGTGCGAACGCTCTCTGATGGCGAATGTTTTGTTCGGGTCGAACGTGACGGCTGAAGGTTTGAATCTTCGGATGGCGCAGCGTCCTGGAGGGGCGTCTATCATGTTTGTAGACGAACTACAGAACATGTACTCTGCGTCACAGGGTGAGGGGTATCGGAGCGGGCTCATTGGATTTCTGACTGACGTCTACTCGGGTAGGACTGTGGAGTCTGTGCGTGTCGGCGACGATGGTGTGAGGCGTGCGGATAGTGAGAGAGTCCCTCATTCGCTTGCTTTCTGCGGCACCGGGATCCTCGGTGACGTAGTTGATAGTATGTCGCAGTCTTTGTTTGAGACTGGGTGGGGACCGCGCATTCTTTTCGCCTTGGACGAGGAGAATCGTCAGTCCGATCCCTCGTCTTTCGGATGGGTTACCAACAATGACCAGAACATTCATGGTGGTGATGGTTTTGTTGAGTATGCGTCTCAGCGTATTTCCACAATCCTGGGTATGATGCAGCGTGAATTCCGTGGCACTGTCACTTGTTCCACGGAATTTTGGCCCGTTAATACGCCGGCGACTATGACTGTGACCGAGTCTGCGCGGAATTTGTGGGTGGAAACGATGCGGGCGTGGGCCAGGGAGGCGGCTCGCGAGTCGCCTTTCCAGCGGGCGGTACAGGCGGTCATTGATCGTATGGGGAACCATATTATGCGCGTGGCCGCTATTCTGTCTCTTTTTGAGCAGCAGATGAGCGTGTCATCGTCCGCGGTTCGGAAAGCTTTCAGTCTGGCCGTCGATTTCTGGCTGCCTGACGCGTTGAAAATGGTCGACTATGTTTTTGTTCCGGATTTGACGCGTATGGTGGATGATTTCAGTAGTAATCCGCCGACCGAGACGCGCCTGTATCGGGTTTTGGAGGCGAAGAATTTGTCCCCGCGAAGCGTGGAGGAGTATCGGCAGTATATTCTTCGTCGGGGCGTGAAGTTCCGGACGGAAGGTGCTATTGTGGATAATGATCTCGTGGAGGCGATTTTGCGGGATCAGATAGCGGAACCGTTGTACAGTGAGTGATGTTTTCGGGGCGCGTTTCCCTGTGATGGTAGCGGGCAATGTTCGCTCCATCACAGGGTGGCGTGCTACTAGCGTAAACCTAAGCGATTTCGCCACCCTTTGTGAGGCGCCCTCGAAATGCGAGAAATATGATGCCCCGGCTTTCTTTGCTGGCATTCTTGCAGGGGGTAGGCGGCAGAAGAGGAATTTTGTGTCCAGGTCGGCGATTGTTTTGGATGCGGATCACGGGTCGCGGAAAGATTTTGTCGGGGATCGCATGCGGGCGGCGAATCTTGCCGGTATTGTGTGGGAGACGGCATCGTCGTCTTTCTCGTCCCCGCGTTTCCGTGTCGTTCTGCCGTGCACTCGCGGCATGACCGCGGGAGAAAGTGAGGCGATCGCCCGGACGTGCTTCAGCGTATTGGGGCCCGTGGCCCAGTGGGATGGGTCGTGTGCTGAGGCGTCCCGTGCTTTTTTCCTGCCGTCACATCGTCTTGGGTTGAGGGTGCGCAATTGGCTCATTGACGGCGCTCGTTTGAATGTTGATAAATGGCTGGAGAATATCGGGTACGAGGAGAAAGATGATGGTGATGTTTCTTTGTCTTCTGTGCCCGATGGCGGCTATGGTGGGGTGATTGGAGAATTCAATTCAAAGCATGGGTTCAATGATCTTGTTTGTTTGTTTGGTTGGCCTTATGAGTCGGTGGGGCGACGATGGCGGTATACGCGTGGTGGCGACACGGCCCCAGGTGTGACGATGCTGGACAGCGGTCTGGTCTTCTCGCATCATGCGGATGATCCGCTCGCGGACGGGAGGGCGCACACGGTCTTCGATTGCATGAGGGTGCTGGAGTGCGGCGGTGATGTGAGCGCGGCCGTGGGTAAGGCGCTGTCTCTCCTCCAACTGGAGATGTGAACAAGGTCACCTCCACCTGGGTTGACTATGGAGTGCATGGGCCGCCTATACTAGAGCCGTCTCCGAGGAACGGTGACACTGACACAGAGAGAAGAGGAAATCGTGGACATAATCGCTCGCCGCAGCACCAGGGACGACGTCATCATGTTCGACATCATCCCTACACTGGACCAGATGGACGACTATGACGTTGCCGCCATCGCCGATGACGTGATTGGACAGTATTTCTCCGCCACGGGAACCCCCTACTATGTGGTGGACGTTGACGAGGACGCCTACTGGGCCGCCGTGCAGCGTCACGCCATCGCCCACTGACCCGACAGAACGAACCCCGTCCCATCGCTCG